TTTAACTTCTTTCTAATGAATTAGAGTCTCAAGCGCCGACGATCCGCTTCACAGTCTCCAAAAGTGGATCACCGTTCAACGGAAGAACATTGCCTGAACCCTGTGATGGGTCAACAGGACGCTCCCTCGCAGGAGCCTTGTCCAGAAGCGACTTAACCCGCTTCACGCTCTCCGAAATCGTTTCCTCATCAGAGCCCTGAATCAGAGCAGCCACATCAAGGATGTCCTCAGTAGGAATCCCCTCAGAAACAACCGCCTTCAACTTCAACAACTCCACACCACGAACAGACAGTTCGCCTTTGAGTTCATTGAACGCGGACTCACGCTCCGAAAGTTGCCCCTCGTAATCGCGGATAACCTCGGCCTTAGCCTTCTCCACCGCATCATTACGTTCGGTGCGGTACTTAGCGGCCTCCTGCCGAAGCCCCTGAACATAATCAAGGGAGAAAGTTTCAGGCGCAGCAACCTCCGGGGCCGGCGCTGAAACAGATTCGGTAGTAGCGGTATCGGACATAGTTTCGCCTCCTGGGCGTTAGTTGAGAGCCCATCAAGGGCTCACGGGTTGAAAATGGTTAAGCGGCCTGCAAAGCCGCCCAGTCTGTAGCCTCACCGGAATCGAGCATCAACCGAAGCTGATTGATCGCCTCACGGTTCTTAGTGGTGGCAAGCCACCGCTTCTCCTTAAAGGAGTAATACTTTTTGTCCGGGTTCTCCTCAAGAACCTCATCCGCTTTCACAGTTGCTTTCTTCCACAACTCCAAAGCGTTACGGGACTCCTCACGCCCCGGCCAATCCTTCAAATCGAACACCGGAACAACCTTGCAGTCACAGTTCGGATGCCACTGATCCATGAACTCCGACAAATCCGCGCCCTCGTTGATGAGCTTCAAAGCCTCACTGTCAGGCAGATCCAAACCGGCTGTGTCAGCACCGAAATAGACGGGGCCACGGGACACCAGCATCAAACAGAAAGCGCAAGTCTCTCTGCCTGTGGCGACACGCGCCCAACCCTTCACCCGGCGCAAAGGAACAACCTTGTTTTTGCCGCCCTTACGGACAACCTCAAACTGCGGTTGCTCATCCTCGATACGTTCCTGCACCGGCTTATCAGCCTCAACCGCCTTGATGATCTGCCGGCGACCCGCGTTCTCAACCTCACGAACCGCCAACGCCGCAACCTGACCCGACACCACATTCGGTGAGGACTCCTGCGACATCAACGGTCGAACCGGTTCCATCGCCTCGACAAACCACTCAAACTGGTACGGCTCCAACTCCCGCGCCAACACAGGCAAATCCGGGTAAAACCGTTGCCTCTGAAAGTCATAGAACGTGCGTGCCAACGCAGCCGACTGATCCCGGCGAGCCTTAACCTCCGGGTACAACAGTTGCAAAAACTGAAGCCACCCCGTCACCGTCAGAAACGGTTGGATGAAGAACTTCGTGAACTGAACTGTCACCCTGGCTAAAGCAGCCGAAATCAACGCCTGCTGGAACGCATATTCCTCCGGGGTCACCCGCCGACAACCGGGTCAGGCGGTGGTGGCGGGGGATTCACCGTCTGAGGGGCAGCCTGTGGGCTGCGGCCCCCATACAAACCCGCCAACTGTCCCAGCGGATTCTCCTCAGCGTCCCACTCCCGCATCTCCTCACGCTCCGCAATGGAATACCCAAGGTCGATACGAGCCCGCTCACGCGGGATGATGCCAGCACCGTTCGCGTACAGCTTCGCGGCGGCATCAGCCTTAGCGGCATAGGTCGGTGTCGACGGGTCACGCCACACCGACTCCAAACGAAACATTTCAGGCGGCACATCCCCGCCCTTAGACACCTTGTAGGCGACACGCATCGCTTGTTCCCACGCCCCACCGAACAACTTGTTTTTCCGCTCAACGGTCTTCACAAGCCGCGACTCCGACGATTTAATCGCCTCAGCCGAAGCAGGATTATCAGAGGAGAAAGACAAGTACTGCGGCGGCAAACCGGTGTAGGCAGCCGCTTTACGATCCAAAGCGTCCAGAGCATCCACAAAGTTGCGTAGCTCCGCAGCCGAAAACTGGGTTGCCTTCGCATCAGGATCTTCAAACGCCAAAATCCTCGCCATGTAAGCATCGAACAACTGCTTCCCCGTCTCCGGGTCCACACCCAGATCCTCCGGTTTAACCCCGAAAATCAGGCGTTGCGGGATAGCCATAAGCTCCGCTGTGCCTTGCATGTCCATCAAAATGCGGGCCGCAGCATCAGTCACCGACCGAAGCTCCGGGGTGATCTGAGACGTGCCGTAAGGGTCAGACAGACGAGTCCTGTTGGCGATAGGGATAACCGGCACCATTTCCATGCCGTGCCGGACACGGGACAACTGTTTCCACACACCGCGCTCACGAACCCACTGGACAGTCTCATCCGGCAGATACAACGTCGAGGCAACCAGAGTGGTCTGCTCATCGTTGTAGACGGCCCGCACAGCCCTAGTGACCCTGTGTGTGCGCGGATCAATCTCCGCGTACAACGCTGTCGGCGGTTCAACCCGGATGATCGGAACCTCTGGGTCCACATCCAAATCCAGCTTCGGATCAGCCGCAGCGACCGTGATGTACGCACGCCCGTAAATCAGGGCATCGGTATGGCCTAGCGTGGCCTCAACATCAAGATCGTTGGCCTGCCACCAATCCCACAACTCGGAGTCAGCCTCATCAGCGCCACCAAGCCGGAACCCCTCAACCTCCTGGCGTTCCGCAACCGCATCCACATACAGGCGGGGGTAGCCCACATGGGCTAGCAGCCGCCGCATCTCAATAGGTACCGCCAACCCGATAGCGTCGGGCCGGCGAACACTGTCGTAGTACGCCTTGTCCTCGCGGAGCGGGATCTGTCGGTTCTCGTAGGCGTTTAGCATTTCATCGCGGAGCTTTTCTAACTCAGCCATTATTTCAACACCACCGCCTTCCGTGATCGGTTACGTTTCGACATCAGGAAGTCGTGGCGGGCACCATACGCAAGCACAGCGCACACAGCCGCATCTATCTTCCGCGACGAATCCTTAGACGCCTTTCGGATCGAAATAGCGTCAAAATTGGTTGGGTACCGCTTCGCGTTCAGCACATGCTGGCGCAAAGTCAAGTTCCCGTCATGGGTGACTTCCTGTTCGATCACCGCATCAAGAAACCGTTCACAATCAAACGAGAACCGTTTCGTCTGCCCGCGCATATCGAACGCCACCGGGTTATTCGGGGAAGCGTTCACCTTCATGCGTTTCTTGAAGTCCCGGCCCCACTGATCCACATACGCCTCGAACTCGCGCACATCAGCGCGGAAAGCCAACACGTCGTAGGACTCAAACATCGACCGCACCGTGGCATCCACATCCTCACGGGGAACTTCCTCGCTCGGATACTTCGCAGGGTTCCACGCCTTCACCAAAAACAGGCACCCGTCCTCGACACGGCAAGCCACAAGAGCCGTCCAGTCATTCGACTTCGACCCGTCGAACCCCAACGTGATCCTGTCGCCCTTAACCAAACGGGCTTCGGTGTCAGAGATTGCATCCCACTCATAGGGTGCGATCCAAGAGTCCTCGGATGCGTTGACCTGATTCAAAAACTTTCTGCGAGACTCGGTGACCGGGTTGCGAACATCCAGAACCGATTCGATGATCGAATCGACCGGAAGCCACACCGAATCACCACGGGCTATCTCAATACCCTCACGAAGCTTCGCCAACCCTGCGGCATACCCTTCCGGGTCTTCCCGCTCAGACGGTATCTCCGACACAGGGGTGTCAGCGGGTGCTTCGAGTGCGTCGTACAGGGTGCCGACATCGACAGCCTGACCTGACTGGACCGCCTGCCAAGCGTCATAGTCCCGTTCGGCAACGGAGTCATCACCGGGGATGTGGGCGTTGCAGATCGACAGGATGCGGGCACCGGGGATCTTCGTGACGTTGCCCTCGATGACACCGGCGAGTTCATGCCCGTCATTGGAGTCCACCCACCACTGGGTTTCGTTACGGATCACCAGGGTGGGGCGGTTCCCCTCCATCGAGTGCGGGGAGGATGTGACAGCTTCGATCCTGCCGCCCGCCGCACTGTAAATGATGGTCTTGTTGACCTCAAGGCTGTAGTCCTCTTTCAACTGTGAGGACACCATCACCGGGAACAAACTCATTGTGTTCTTGGTTTGTTCCTGGGACACCGCGACGATCTGAATCCACGCGGCGTGCCTAGGCTTACCCACAACCTCTGTGCCTGCGAAATGGCTGAAAGCTACTGGGCCGCACAACTCCACCAGCGACAACGCAGCCGCTAACGGGTCTTTACCGTGCCCCTTCATGCGCCTGAACACACCGTTGCGGTGGTAGTAACGCCCCTCGTTATCAACGGCGTACCACCACAACACCCAGCGGGCTTGCTCCAAAGTGGGCAGGAAAGCCTCGCCGGCGTTCTCCCCACCGGGAGTCTTAACGTACTGAGCCCACCAATTCAACACACCCCAACCAAGGGTGCGCTCGGGCAGATGCCATGCCCCGTCAACGGTTTTGCGCCAGGTGGGGCCGATCACATGCGGTGGTGCCGGGAGTAGTTCTGTTTCGCCCACTCCCGATACCTCCTCATCGTTTAACTCTGGAACGGCAATACAGCACGTTCGACCAATGGAACCTGTATGTGGAATGACCGTTGGACAGCACCATGTGATCCCCGACTAACTCCAACTCGCCAACCAAAGTGACTGACTCACCGTTGTTCAACAGCACGGTGTGTTCCATGTCATTGGTTCATGGACAGGTACACACCAACCGCAATCACGGCGACCACAAGCAGCAACAAAACCGTCGACTCACCCATTGCGGACCTGCATCCGCATCACATACGACATCCCGGTCTGAATGACGGTCTTGAGCATCATCACTCCCACAAGGGTCCACAGTTCTTTGTCGAACAGGTCAGCGTCGGGGCCGATAAGCGTTGCGCCGGCAGCCAACGCCGCGAAACCGATATCGACCGCCGCACCCTGAATGAACGTGCGCGTGGTGACCACACCACCGGAGAACGATTCCTCTAGGTGTTCGACTTGCTCCTCAAGCTCGTCGGTTTTCTTATCGACAGCTTTCTGGATCGCTTTCTGCGTGTTCGCCACCATCTGCTGCTTGTTCTGCTGAACAGCGGTGTTCACAGCCTCTTTGATGAGCGAGTTCAGATCAAACGCCGGGGCCGCAGGACGCGGAGGTGGGGGTGGCGGTTGATACTGCGGCACAGGGGCGGGGCTGTAACTGTAACCCGGTGCCTGCACAACGTCGTACTGCATCTGCTGCGGGGGTGCCGGGGGTGCCACCGGTCCGGGTGGCGGCGGGGCGGGCCGTGGGGGTGGCGGGCCAGGTTGGCTCTCCCACGGCATCAAGGTAATTCCTCCTAGAAACTGTTACGAGTTTCCTCATAAATCGTGCGGGCATCCACACCCGCACGCATCGCAATCTCGAACACCAAACGCTGAGTCAACAAACCTTCAGCCCGAATGTTCAACAAAGCGCCCTCGACATCCTCCGGTTGGGAGTGGTGCCTGGGCAGCCCGGTCAGCGGAGTAGACGCGCCAGGTGCGGGTACATCCACTGCGGGGGGAGCGGCCACATCAGGTTCTCCTCTAGGAACAAACTGATCCGCAACCTGAATGGCTTTGTGGTATCGCTGAACCCGATCATCGAACCCGTGCAATCCACCGTTAATGAGGCGGCACACCTGTTCATGGTCCTCACGATCCGCAGCATCATTGATCTGCGAACCCCTCGCAACCGTCCAATACCAAGCAGTGCCAAGGAACGCGAACGTGTCCCCACCCAACTCCTGCGGGTTATCCACAAAATAGGTTGGGGTAGGGACGTAGTTATGTTTGTACGCCCACTCACTGACCTGTCGATGGTTTTCCCGACCGGTGATCTGGATAGGTCCGTGACCCTTGTAGCGCATACCGTCACCAGGCTGGATGTTGCCAAGATCAGCGCGACCCTCATACGCGGACCCATCAGCAATCTCCTCCATGTAACGCAAGCCCGCGCTCTCATGGCCGATTTGGGCGAACCACGCAGCGACACGGCGCGGGTTCGTGCATTCCGACTGCCGCAACGCATCTTTCACCGCCGGCACCAAAGCCCGGTACCGGTCAATGCCCAACGAACCACCCATCGCAATGGACAAAGCCTCAGCTTCATCCAGAGCGGCAGCAGGCCCAGGCAGGACCGGAACACCCGCAGGCTCGGCGTGACCGTACACATACCCCTTCGGCGGGATCAGAGTCGCGCACTGGTCATGCGTAACCCAATACACCGTTGGCTGGAAACCGGAGTCCACGATCAGCATGTGCTTCGTGCCGTTATCGTCCTCAGCCACCCCAAAACAGGTGACGTAGTGATACACGGTTCCCCCACCGTAGGAGGGGTTGCGAACCTGACCATCAATCGGGGACGGGCGTGATGCACGCGGGTAGTTCGACATCGGTGCGACGAAGTTCATCAGACACGGTGCCCCAGCATGAACGATGCTGTTGAACACGTCATCCCACAGCTTCTGCTTCTGCTGCGGGGTAGCCGGATCGTTAGGCATTTCCTGTAAACGCCAATCCATGTGATGCGCCCGCTGCTGCAACACATCCCGAATCTGACCGATCCAGTCCGTACCATTTTCGGTGGTACGGCACGCCATAGCCAGTTCCCACTCATCAGCCGGGATACCCAGCGAAATGAGGATGTTCTCAGCACTACCCGGACCACAATGGAAAATCGTTTGTTGCCCGATCACGTCCAGTGGTGGGAGGTTCAGAACCTTCTCGAACGCCACTAGCTGTCGTCCTCGTCTACGCCCTCAGGCTCGACAGTGCCCTGGTGCAGCACATCCCAACCCACAAGGCTGGTTTCGATCCACGAACGGTCATCCTTGGACGTGACACGCCAATACACTTCGGTGTACTGGCGGACCCGCACCGCAACATCCCCGGTTGCGGGGTTGCGGACAACGTGCCCGACAGGCGGGTCTGCGGTGGCCTCAGCCAACGCCTCCATCACTTTCGGTAGGTCCGCTTTGGTGAAACCGGCTGCGACTACAGCGGCTTCAAGTTCCTTCTTGGTTGCCATACATTTTCTCCTAGTTACCAAGTGGTGAGGTCGGTTCTACGCCACTGATTTGCGGCCACGCAGACGTACAGGAACCCGCCGTCAGATGCCATTTGACCGGAGACTCCAGGCGACGACGAGGTGGATGGGGCGGCAACCCAGGATAAGGCGGTGCTGGGTAGCTGGCTGGCGGGCATCCGACCGTTGGAGTCAAGGCTGGCATACCCATCCGCCACACCTTTGCGGGCGGTGGATTCAGCACCCATCACGTCAGCGACGACGTGACCGTGGCCCTTCAGTTCGACCTGCACCCCACGCTGCTGAATCACTCCAGCCCCCGCCGGGGTGACGTTGACGTTGACATCAGGGTCGGTTCCGGCCACACCCAATATGACATCTTCGCCGGTAGCTGACCCTCGGGTAAACAGGAAATTGATGCCACCCGCAACGGGATCGACTACAAAGCCAATCCCACCGTCGTTCCGAAACTTGATGTCGCCGGAACCCTTGCCGAACACGTTAACGTCTATGTTGGGGCTTGTCCCCTCCGCCCTTAACTGAGCGCCACCAGTGCCGTTGGCTATCCGCAAGTAATCCACGGCACCCGCAACAGGGTCCAGCAACAAAATCGGGGCACCGTTAGTGTCCAGAAGCCTGTCAACCCTCGGGGAGTTCAGGGTTTTCCGCGTGATGGTCTGCGGAGCCGTCGCTGTGACCGCCGTGTCACCAAACGACGTAACACCCCTAGAGGACACGTTGTTCACCGCACCAGTCGGGACAGCGGACTGCCACGCCGGACCCCGGCTGTAGGTGAGCATGTTCAGCCCGACAGTCGCATTGCCGCCGTAACCCCTGGAAAGTTCGTACACCTTGAACCCGCCAAAAGCGGTGCCCTTACGAACCCACAACTCCATATCCGTGCCGAACCCACCGGAAACCGCTTTGAACGAGTCAGCAGCGATAAACCCTCCACCACCACCCTCAGCGATGATGTCCACACCCACAACAGGGTCGCTTCCTGATGCCCCGACAGCGAAAGACACCGACACCAAAGCGGTGTCATGGGCGGTGACACCGAAACCCACCACAGCCAAAACAAGCTTCAGGTTCGTGAAAGTGTTAGTGCCGGTGTTCGCGGTGGCGATCTTCGCCCACGTATTCGCACCGTCCTCCGCGCCCGCAGCACCCGCCTTAGTGGTACACACCAGGGCCGCTTCGCCACCCGACTTCAACACCGGGGACGCCGGAAGCAACTTGCGGACACCCGCAGCCAACCCCGGCCTAGCACCCGCCGTCACCGACAACGGTGAACTGCCCTGAACGAACCCGGTGTTATCCCACACACCGTAAAGGCGGGCAGGGTCAGCGGTGCCCTGATCGGCCAGCGCCCACACCAACGAACCCAGCACACCGGGGCGGGCGTGGATCGGCTCAATAGACGCATACCGGGCGGTCTGCTGCTGCACCGTCATCGTCTGATCGCAGCCGAACTCACCCACCAACAAAGGCTTACCGAAAAACTCCAGATACGCCCCAATATGGGCCGGTGTGATCCCATCCTCATAGATGTGCAAGTCGATGAAGTCCGCACCGGCAGGGTCCGCGTTGACCTGATAGTTCAAGGTCTGAACACCCGCCCAGAAGTTCACCGACGTTCCCGCAAACGCCACGGTGGACATAGTTAGCGGGACGTTGCTCACCGCCCGAACATCTCTCATCGCCGCCAACACATCAGCGGCAGTCAGCGGCACACCGTCGTACTCCCAGACCACCGTCCCATCAGCTACAGAAGCGGCGGTGCCAGTCGGCCCACCAGATGCCGCCGACGTACCCGCAGTCACACACTTGTAGGCGTTGCCACCGTTGGTGACGTAGTTGCCCACCGCATACGCTCGGGAACCCGCCCACGGCACTGCGGAGCCGCGATAACTGTCGCCTTCTTGGAACAAATCGAAGCCGATCACGTTGCTGTAATTGGACAGCATCGCCGCAGTTGTTTTCAAAGACTCCAGAACAACCGGATTGCGGAAATTGCCGAAAGCAACAGCGTCGAAGTCCCCTGCGGTCATCAGCGCGGGATACAGCCACAAACCGTTCTCACCGCAATACTCCACCAACTGCTTCCAGCGGGAGTCGTACACAGCTTGGGTGATCGGGGCTAGGTCATCCTCGCGGACGTACTTCCACACCACCGTCCCATCAGTGATCGACGCACCCGTCCCAGAAGGGCCGGTGCCCGACGCGGCGGTCGTACCCGCCTGGGTGACCATGTAAACCCGGCCACCGTTACGAATCAGATAATCCACCTCAAACGCGGCACTCGGACCCCACGTGTACCCCAGGTTTATCGACGGCTGAAAGATGACCCTCGGCCCGCCGATCACACGAATCGTGTTGAACCCCAACTTGACCGCACGATCAACCTGCGGCTTAACCCAGTTATCCCAATCCCACTCAGACCAAAAATGATCCCACTGGTGGTACGTCTTTGTGGTGATGTTCCCGCCGCGAATCTTCGACCCCAGAAGTGATGACCGGGAACCAGCCAGAAGGGTTCCAATCGCGGAACGCGCCGCACGATCATCCTGCGCCGTCACAACGGCACGCCCAACCTCCGTGGAATCCACAATGGACTCCGCTACAACATCCGGCAGATTCCCAGCAGGGACCAAACCTTGAGCGTCCAGAACCGGGAACCCACCAGGCACACCCTCGGGCACGTCTGGGATAGCAGCCCACGACGAAGGACCAGGATCGCCCTTCTCACCGGGAGCGCCGTCGACACCATCCCGGCCTGGGGCACCATCACTGCCCGGTGCGCCGTCTACACCGTCACGGCCATCCGCGCCGGGGCTGCCGTCAACACCATCCCGGCCTGGAGCGCCATCAACGCCGTCCCTGCCCGGAACACCAGGATCACCCTTGTCGCCCTTAGGGCCAGGAACAGCAACCCCACCCGAACCATCACCAGGATCGCCCTTATCGCCCTTCGGGCCGCGAGGACCAGGAACCCCAACCACCAACCCACCAGCAGACACACCACCGCACGAAGACGTAACACCGCAACCGCAAGACATCTACTTCTCCACCTTCACATAGCCCCGCGCCCAAGCAGTCCCGCCGGCAGGCTCACCCTCCGGTAAAAACACCAACTGCCACCGGGCGCGAGCAGCCACCAAATCAGCCCGCTCAGACTCAACCTTGATAGAAGCCAACCCGCCGTCGACCTCAAAAAACCATTGCTCACCATCAGCGAACTCAAAAAACAATTCCCCCGCAGGGAACTCCTGCGGATCACCACACGGGTCAACCAAACCGATATTCCAAATGAAATCCCGGCCACGGGTCAGATACATCACCGTTTCGTGCAGAGAAGTACCCACCGACTGCGGCATCTCAACCTCCAAAAAGAAAAATTGCAAAGGGTAAACCACAAAGCGTCTACCGCTTTGCAATAGCACTGGCGGCAGGACTCGAACCTGCAACACACGGCTTTGGAAACCGTCGCTCTACCAATTGAGCTACGCCAATACGTCCCGTAACGCCGGGACTAACTACTTGTCGTCTTCGCCCTCGACAGGCTCATCGACAACCTCAACGTCACCCTCGACAACCTCGTCCTCGAACTCCACATCAAGGCCCTCGTACTCAACATCGACCTCAGCCTCAACCGCCGCATCCGGCACAATCGCATCCAACGCATCCGCAATCGCCACCAAACCCGACAGATCAACCTCTTCCTTCACCCCGGCAAGCTCAACCTGGGCCTGAACCTCAGAGAGGCGGCTAAGGATTTCATCGCGCACCTTGCCAAGCTGACCCACAACCGCGTCAACAACACTTTGCACCTCTGACATGACATCCTTTCCAATTCGTATTCCAAACCAAGTAACCGCTGACACCATTGCCAGCGGGAAAAGCACATAAACGAACACCCAAGAAAAATCCACCGGTAACCCTTCAGAATTAGAAGCCGGGGGAGGGGGAGCAAACCAACAAGGCCACACAAACCCCGCGAGCTACAACCCCTCTACCCCGGCTGATTTACCTACCCCTGCTCAAGCCGACGCCGAAACATGTCAGCGATATCCAGCACGTCCGCACCCGGACCATTAGAACGCTCAACCTCAATACGCAGCCGGCGGCGGGAACCCTCCGAAACCAGAAGCTCACTCAACATGGACTGAACCACAGAGAGAGTCTGGCCCGAAGGCCGGGACGATTTGAGAAGCTGGTCACAAAAGTGCAGGCAAAAACGGGCATAAGCCCAATCGCTTGCCTCGAAAAAACGTGCCTGAGCGGACTCCTGCATAGATAGGTAAAGATCAACAGTCACCGGATGTGCGTCAGGCATACACAAACCCGGAACAGCAACAACACCAATAGCCTGAACCTTCTCAGTAGGAACATCCGGCTTATTCCGGCGAATCCTCTGATCGTCACGCTTACCAATCGGACCACGAGTGCCCACAATCACCCTCCTGGGGCTAAAGCAAGCCCCAGGCCTGCATCACATTTCATCCAAATCGAACAACATCTTCAAAGCGTCATCACGCATCCGAAGATCCTCAACAAGACGCTCGATAACCTCCTGCTGGCGTGCCAACAGGAACACCGAAACCGCCATATTCACCGCACCCGCACCAAGCGGCTGCTGCTTAGCTTCCGCAACGAAAGCACCGGCAAGATCGGACAGATACTCCTCCGGTGGGCCGGTGTGAGCCGCTATCTGCCGGCGAGCCATACCGATCATCTGATCCATAGCAGCGAAACTCGACTCAAACACTCAAACTCCCCGGATGCCTATGTTGCCGCCCCAAATCAAACTTTTTATGACAAGGGACACACATCGGCTGATACCTAGCAACTTCTGTGCTGTACGGCCCTTCTTTGGACTGCTTCTCATTTGGACATGAGTGGTCATAAGCCCACTGTTTCGCCTGGAAGCCACAGCCGACACAGGTGTGTTCCGAAGCGCGACCGTTCGCCGCACTAACTCGGCGGTGCATACCTATGTATGAAACCGATTCACCGACCCAAGCGCCATTACGATCACCACTGGCATATTCGGGTGTTTTTCGGTCTGTAGAACCATGTCTCAAGACCCTCGCTGCGTGCATCCCGCATAGCCGTATGTAATGGGACTGGGATTCATTGGGACACTCAAAAACCTGGCATTTAGGTGCAGGCGTTTTATGTCTCGTCACCTTCAGCGGCTTCAGTTCCTTACCTCGCCTCTTCTGGTAGTAGTGACCTTCACACCACTCAGAAAACCGGGAACGAACCGGGTTGCTACAACCGTCGAAACCGCAATAGGACATAAGCCCCTCCATTCTGTGAATATGGAAAAGCCCCTCGCGTGATAGCTAGTCACCAGGGGCACTACCGATTCACAGGATCGGCAGCCGCTCAAACTTGACCAGGGTGTCTTCCCTGTGGCCTTTTTCTACGTTCCCGAAGTTGTTTCTTTCGGGAGTGCCCTTCCGCCGACGATTTCTGAGCGTGACACGGAAAAGCGTGAATCGGACGAAGATTCGTAGCTTCGTCCGAACCACCCAAATACCTCGGAACCACATGATCGACCTCATCAGCCCCAGGCTGATGACACACACAACACACATCAGACTTCCGCAGCACACGGCTGCGGATAGTGTTCCAGTTACGAGGTAATGGGGTTGATGATGAAGACCAACCCAATTTCCATTACCCCTCTTATATAGAGGCAACCACTCGATGTGGTTGCCGATACCCGCCGCCCAAGCGGCGGTCAAACAAACAATGATTTAAGGGCTGCGATCCACGCAGCCCAAAAACAAATCAAATATCTTAAAGGGGCCGGGCTGGGCCGGCCCTTAAAGCAACCAAGGCGGCAGATCCAACTGCCGCCAAAAACAATCATCAATAATCAAATAATAGTTAAAGTCAAGGCTCGGGGGTGCGGTGGGGGGGGGGGGGGC